CTGCAATGAATCCATGTAATCGCCGTAGTCGATGCCGAGGATCTCAACGATCTTGTCTGATTGACCGCTGAAATTGTACAACTGTACTTCTTCGTTAAGAATCACGAAGTTACCGTATTTCAGGGCAGTTGCTGTGACAGCATCGAACGTCAGTGTTGACGCACTACGACCACCCATGTAAGCGGCGTTCGTAGTCTGTTCAGTCAGTGCCCCTCTTGCGTTCTCCCCGGCACCCGTGCCGATACTGATACGCCGCCATGTTGCGGTAGACGTACCCATTTTAGTATCAACAGTTGCGGGTGAACTTCCGAGGAAGTGAAGGCAGCGAGACTTGCCGTTACGCAACAGAGTCTGCTGGAAGATGGTATTTACCGGACGTTGGAGATCCGGTTCGTCTGTGATATGAAAAGCCATGATGATTCTCCTAACGGAGACTTACAGACCTCGTTTGAATGCCAGAAATTCTTGATCTGACATTTTGCTAAGGTCTTTCGGTGCTTCCGTTGTATTCGTTGAGGTAGATGCACTATGCACCGCACTATCAACGGCATCCCATGACTGTGTAGCAGCTCTGTCGGTCTGCGACAGGTTTTGGGCAAACTTCTTGCCCAGTGCTGTAGCAACTTTGTTCCATGCGGCGGGGTTCCTCTCTCGGTCTTGAAAGATCTCAAGAATCTTTGGTTGCCTGAATGCTTCGAGGTGCATAAGCCCCTCTAGCGCATCGTCTGGAATGTTCGCTACGGCGTCACCTGCGGCGTCACGCATGAGCTTTGTCGATTCTGACAAACCGGATTCAATATCTTTCCGGTTCTGCCTTTCGATAAAACTCTCTACCACTGCTAGTCTATCCGGGGCTACCTCTGGCTGTGCGGGTTGAGCCGTTTCCGGCTCGGTAGACGCAGGTTCATATTCGTTCAGAAGTGCGTCCAGATCGTCCTGTGCAGTAGGCTCATTCTCAGTCGATACCTGTGTCGGTTCAACTTCGGGAGTAGTACTCACGGCTTGCTCACTCATTTTTAATGTCTCCGAGTGTTAGTTCATTTAAAAGAAGGTCGCGCTCTTTCTTGCGACCCGATGAAAAAATCCAATCGTGCATTTGTATATCCGGGGATTTATCGGTTCCCGAACGCACCGGCTTGTACAAGGGCAGTTTGGAGTCCCGGATTTGGCTCAAGACTTCCTTCCACGCCGGGTTGCCCCTGAGTTCCTGTAGCAGCCTCTTCGCTTCGGGTGATAGCGTCCACATCTGTCCAGCCTCCATCGGCTAAGGTTTCACGGATAGCCGCTTCAAGGTCTACAGTCGGGGTTGGGGGTTGACCCAACTGAAGCTGCTGTTGCATTTTCATGGTGTCTAATTGAACGGCTTGCTGGAGTGATTGCTGGCGCAGTTGCTTCTTCTGTGCTTCTTCAGCTGGTCCACCCGATCCATACGCAGAAAACCCGACTTCTTTGGGGAGCATGGATTTATTGAGCGTGACATATCCGCCATATTGAGGGATAAGAAACGTCACATCGCCCTTCATTACGTCTTTGGCAAGTTCGTATTCAATATCCAACCAGCGTTCAATCGGGCCATCCAGGGTATCGTCTACAAAGTCTACCGTTCTGGACTGACCCCGCTGAAGCTCGGCGTCTTTGGCAAAGGCTGTGGTATGCGAGACGGTCTGTGCGCCTAAACTTGGACGGTTCTTCCCGGAAACGTCTTCGTACTGCTGAAGAAACCCTGAGTAAACTGCAAACAAGGCTTGAGGGTTGCCGATGTCTAAAATGTCTATTTCACTCTCAGTGCCCACCATTGCACCGGGGAAGAGTTTAGGTTGTTCATCGTCCTTGTCGTATCTGGCGGCGGGTTGGGCATCGTAAGCACTCGCTTCCAGCAATCGGTTCAACGCATACACCGCCGAAGCCGCTACGGGACGCCCCTTCATCAACGGACTCGATCCATAAGGGGAGTCTATATGTTCTTTGTGATAAGGGAATTCAATATGAGAAGAGAAGGGGTATTTGTTCTTTCTGATTCGGATTATTCGGGCTTCTGACTTCTTATCGCTCATCCCGATAACTAAAGTAATAACGGCGTTAGGCAGGTAGAGGGAGCCGGTCGTCTTACGAGGCACTACCATGTCCCCTTCCCACTCCAGAAACTCTACGTCACCGTGGTCGTCCTCCTCCAGCCCTCTAACGGCGTTCTTTATCCAACCACCGTTAATCATGTCGTTTGTATCGGCATTGCCTTTCTGTGATGCTAATTGAACGTCCTTCAGCTTCATCTTTTTATGATAAATATGACCCGGAGAGACAATATGCCCCTCGTTCATCATAAAGACTTCTGAATTATCCAGAAAAACGTTCTTTATTGATCTGGGAACGAGAATAGGAATGTCCATTTCCTTTTTCATCACGCCTTTGGTGGAGTGAAGAAAGACACGTTTATTCGCTACGCGTGCTCTACCAATACCCATCCCATATTTAATCGATTCTCCAGTAATCAGCCCCAAATGGCCTCTGAAGTCGTACTGGTTGTGATAATGGTTTAAAAGCCCATAAACAAGTTTATTGGCATTATCCTGATTTAACTTGGTCGGGACATCGTTCTCATCACCAGTAATCAGGGATTGAAAATCCACTTTATCCAGCCACTCATCGGTGAGGGCGACGTGCGCTTCAAAGAAGGGACCGCTTCTCGGCAGAATCATTCTCATTACATCGGCGTCTGTGGCCTCCAATGTCTGAGACTGTAGAGGAAGTTCGGCCTCTGGTAGCCACGCTGTTGCTTCGTCAATTGTCCCGTTACGGCCTTTGATTACGGCAGATTCTGGTTCCATGCGAAGTTGACGATCAATCTCTTTTACCTGTAAGTCGAAATACTTCCGATCACCTTTACGGGTACGGTGCTGATCGACGATATACTCAGCCATGTGAGATTTATCATTCTGTGTGAGTCTAAGCATCTAATCGTCCAGTCTTGATCGACTTATCAATCCAGCTTTCAGCGTCTTTTATCGCTGTTTGTATGCGGGCTTCACGTTTGGCCTCGGCAGTCCATCCTTTGTCCAAGTCGTGCATGGCATCAAAGTCAATCCCGCGGCCTATATCCATGTCTTCGTGAGAGTCGGGTTTGGTAACGAACCATGCGACCTGCCAATAACCCAGAGGGCTTTCAGCGGCTGGGACTTTATCTTTAACCAAATCACTTTCAGCGATGAAAATATCCCTTCCTCTATGTTCTGTGACACCGTAAGGAATTAACCCATGCTCACGAACAAACATATCCAGTTCGTTTCTGGTTTTCGGTAAGCGTTTTTTGTTAAATCTCATTCCAGCCTCATTGAGAGAATTGAACGGGTTGGGGCATGTTGCTTCTGACTTGTTGAGCTGCGGGTTTTGGCCTTTCTCAACATCATCATGGCGTAGAAAACCGCTTTCAATGTGTCTTCTCTTCGCGTGACGATTTCAGCGATGTCGTTCTTGTCACGCTTGATATGGTAATTTCGTCGTTCTTCCAGATAATCACCACAGGTTTTGAATATTTTGAATCGTCCGGTTTCTTCACGTTCTTTAACCGTTTCGATGATATTCCAGACCCCTTGAGGCCCGCCCTTGTCGTTTGAATAACGAGCTGATTTTGAGAGCATGTTTACACCGAGATTTTTATAGTTCTTCTGGTATTCAACGCCCTTTGAGTCTCGTTTATGCCCATCGTGCGGCCATGCTACGGGAATCCAGTTAGACTTACCCTTTACTCTCTCAGCATGGTATGGGGCTAATCTATCGGCTTTACGGTAACAGTCGATCAGATAGACAATATCCGAATCTCGGTCATAGGCTAATTTCCCATACCCAAACGGATGACCAATACCAAAGTCGATTCCTTTAATCTGCGGCCAATGAGCGGGTATCTCAAACGGATCGACAGCTACATCGTCTTCAGGTGTTGTGAAGATTGCGCCCTCACCCATCATCGGCACACCCATCGTCCGGGCTTGTAACTGCCATGACGGATAGGACTGAGCCATACGATCACGCTCAACCTTTAACAAGTGTGGGGCATCGTCCCATGTCGCATGACCCAACCACACCCCATCGTGGGTTGCATCGTGGTAGTGCCTGACTAAGGTGGTTTGACCCAACAAGGGGGTGAACGTTACCAGCATCAGCCCGTGCGAGGTTAGAAGACGGGTTAGGGCTTCGAGGTATATCTTGAAGTCTTCCGGTTCCTCGTCCATCCAGACGACATCAGGTTGTGTGCCCTGCCATTTCCGCCAGCCCTGTTCATACGTTTTGAGGATACACGTTGAAATACCTCCAGAAACGTGACGGACCTTGAAGGCGTCAACAACGTCCGAGACACCGGCTTGGCGCATCTTAGGGCGTCCGACAATGTTCTCTCGCGGTATAAAACCTCGTCCGAGTTCATCTGCTGACGTACCTCCGATTAAAGCCTTTTGGATAATGTCTCTTGAGGTTTCGTTGGTCGGTGAACCCGTCCACAAAAGAACAGGCTTATCAAACCTTCGCCCTTCCCACCAGTCAGGGTATTCGCCGGTCATGTGTAGGGCGGCCTCGTAACCACCTGACTCACTTTTCCCGACACGATTAGCGCAGATTAACATGCGCTCCTGATTGTTTATTCCGGCGTTGTGGAACTCCATCTGCCACGGACGATTAGACCAATCACCCCATAGACCGGATTCATGGTTCATCTTCCACAACTCCCCGTCAGGGAATAATGTATCAGGATGTCCGTAAGGTCTGTGGGTCCAAAGCTTACGCTGCGCTATCCGTGTTTCGACCTGTTTTAGAAGATCTTCAAGTTCCACTTATCGTGCAGCAGTATGGAAAACCAGAAAAGTCCATGTACCAGGATCAAGATTGGTTGTTCCTGTACC